ACACACTTACACATATTAGATGATTTTTTTATAGACTTAATAACATCATCTAAAATTAAAAGACAATTATTATTTTCATCTTCTTTTTCTGAATCTATAATATTTTCTAACATATCATCACTATATTTATTATATATTCTCTCTTCATTCAATCCTAACTTCTCAATTGGTAATGAAGCTAATGAAGCAGAACATAAAAATATCTTATCAAAATATTTATAATAAAAACGAGGTAAATGTGGTTTAGATTTAGTAGGGTGTGATTTTAATAATGAGAGCATAGTTGTTGTCTTACCAGAACCAGCCGATCCAACGACATATAGGGCATCGTTTATAGGGCATAGAGGTTCAGCAACTTTATAAGGCATATTAGAGAGATTGTCTACATTTTGAGATATTACTGGTATTTCTTTTAGTTTAGCATTTTCAATAACCTTCATAATATATATATTAATATAAAAAGTTATAAACTTTAATTTAGAAAAAAATAATATATTATTAAATATATATAAAAATGGCTGATCCTCTAAACTCGTTGCCCCTCTCTATGAGATATAGTTTAACTGGAAGTGATACAATTCCATCAACAAATCGTCTTCACCGCTGGGATTCAACTTCCTCGTCTTATTCTAGTTCTAGCAATAATATAATTAATATTCCAGTTGCTGCTGACGGATTCATACAAGGCTCAGAAGGTTATTTATATTTACAGATTGTAAATAATGATGCATCTTCTGTTAATCTTGACTTTGATGCTAATAGTGTTATTGATAAAATAGAAATTTCTGTGCTAGGAAGCTCAGGAAAAGTAGAAACTTGTGAAAATTACAATACTTACAGTATTTTAAAAGAATGTTATAATGCTGATACTGCTATGAAAAATTACCTCAATAATGTTTCTGGTGGAGCTACTGTTAGTACTGGATTAACTCCTAGTGGTTTAGCAATTGCAGCCGCTCATTCTCGTCATGTTGCTATTAAACTTCATGGTCTTGCATTTCTTAATGATTACTACAAAAAGGCTCTTCCTATGGGTATGCCTCAATTTACACTTCAAATTACACTTGCCTCTGCTAATGAAGCATTTAAAACAACTGGAACTGCAGCTACTACTGCTGCTTACACAGTTCAGAACGCAAGATGGTATGCACCTGTTTATAGAATTGAAAATGAAGCAGTAATGGCTTCGTATGCTAATGATTTAAATACTGGAACATTATCATGGGTTGGTGAATCTGCATCGTCCATAATTAATACTCGTGCTGCTTCTGCTGGTACACAAAGATTTTTACTCAATCCTTCATTTAGATCTCTTAATGCTATTGTTTCAGCTCAGCGTCCTTCTGCTGGTTTGACTACATCAACAGTAAATGTTGTAGCTGCTACTAATCTTGATAATATATCGTCTTTCGTCCACAGAATTCAAGGCAGTTTGCATCCAAGCGATTCAATTGACTTTGCTTCTGCTACAAATGGTAACGATCAAAGTAGGGCGTTTATTGAAGCTGTTGGTGCTTTTGCTCCTCATGGTAAAGCAAAAGCAGAAGGAGATACTGTATCTCTTACTCAATTTGGAGAATCCACAGCTAATAATGGTAAGGGTGTATTAGCTGTTAATCTTAAACGATTTTCAGAATCTCAACTTATTAATGTTGGTCTTAATACATCGTCTAATGCTTCACCTACTACACTTGAAGTAACTTATAGTGGAGCAGGAGCAGCACAGCAAGTTCTCTCCTTTGCTCTTTATGATATTATGTTTATGCTTCGTGGAGGAGTAGTTGAAACTCAATTCTAATTAAATAAAAATAAATATTATATTTTTTTGTAAAAAATAAAATATTTGATAGATATATATAATGACTGAAAACGAAATTATTGATTTAAATGATGCTTATACTTTTTTTGGAGAGATTGAAGATATAAAAAGAGAACGAGAACAATCTACTATTAGTATACAAGCAACAGATCCTAATATTAATTATGCAAAAGAATTACAAGAAAAATATGAAGGTTTTGTTCATGATGCAAAAATAGATGATAGTTTTGTAGAAGATGAAGATAAAATGAAATTAATTGAAGCTGTAAAATCTATTATTGAACGAGATTATAAAGTATATCCATCACCTATGAATGAAATTTTAATTGAAAAAATGTATTATGATTGTATTAAGAATATGAATAAAGATGATTATTTAAAAGAAAAAGAAGATTTGAAATCAAAAAGTATTTTAGAAATAGAATTATCAAAATTAGATAAATTTAGTGGATTGTAAGAGGTTAGTGATAATGATAATGATATGTGTATTTTTTTCTTTCATAATTCTTATTTTTAATTTTATATAAAATTTTACAATTTAACAACTTTTTCTCATAATATCTTTTTGTAAAATATTTAGAAATTTTATATACAATATCATCATTAAAAATAGAATTTCTAAAAATTAATAATAAATATCTTAATGTCTTCATATAATATTAAAATTTAATAATCTGATTTTTTAATATTATCTATATTTATATGTCTAATTTAAGAATTCTCTCAATAGAAAATATTGGAAACCTAGTAGATGAATCAACTGATAAGAGTTCATTCACAATTAATATTCCAGAAGACATGATCAATCTCGGTAGATGTTTAGTAGAATTACAATCTGGATTCGTCCAAGTTCAAAGAAGCACAGTAGACGCATCTGGAAATATTAATGCTACAATTGGAAGAATTGTACCTAGTAATGTAAACGCATTATTAATTAGAACTAATATAGAACAAGTAGGTTACTCGTCTTTTACTGGTGGATATAATAATATAATAGGAACATGTTTATTAGAAGGATCACTAACAGCAGCAGCTTCACAATTAGCAACTGGAACAGGGAGAGATTATATTGGTAGAGCTGGTAATGATATAGCAACTATTCAGAAGCAAGGTGTTTTTCTCTGCGAGAGATTACCTAGTCAATTAAAGGTTGAAAAGGTATATTATACTGATGCTGCTAGTCCTCAATTAGTAGCAGCTAATTCATATACGGCTCAAACTCTACCACTACAACTAATTTTAAAATTAACTTTTTTGGATATGGATTAAAAAAGAAACATTAAGGAAAAATGATATAAAAAATTATCTTGTTATTATATAAATGGAAAATAATGATGAAGAAATCTATTATGAAATAGCAAAAAATCCAGATGGATCATTTGTAGATAAAAGAAGAAAATATGATTATAAAACAGAGGAAGAAAGACTAGCTATAAGGAGAGAATATGATAGAATTTTAAAAATGAAAAAGAATTGGAAAATAAATTATGGTATTATTATTAAAGATGATGAAGTAGATTTTTTTACTGAAAATAGACTATTGATTAAAAAAGTTCTACCGATTCTAAAACAACTTAAAAAAATAGAAATTAATTGAATAGATATTTTTATTTTAATTTTTCTTAAATATTTAGGAAAAACTAAAAATTGAAAAACTAAAATATATAAATTAATTGCGGAATTAACTTAAAGTTATTTTCTTGATATAATATATATGAATATAAAATCTAATCAAAATATAATGACCTTTAATGAAGAATTTAATAAAAAGAATGTTGAATACCTTTATAGTCTTAATAAATATGAACTTACACAATATAACGATATACCAGATGAATTTGAAAGAAATAAATTATCAAAGAAACTTAAAAGTATTTTAGAAGATTTATTAATTAAAATGAAAGATAGTGATGATAAGACTGATATAGGTGTTGTTGAAAGACAATATAAATATAGTTCTCATCGTGCCTATGTTAAAGGTCTTGGTATTCAACAACTTTCAAAAGTACATCGTGATTTTGTAGTTAGAGATGGAATGTTTGATTATGATATGAAAAACGCTCACCCTACTATTTTATATTATTTATGTAAAACAAATGAATTACCTTGTAAAATGATAAAATTATATATTGATGAAAGAGAGAGTTTACTTGAAGATGCTGGTATTGAAAAAAAAGATTTTTTATCTATGATGAATAGAGATAAGCTTCCACCAGCAAAAACTACTGATCCTACAATCAGAGTTATTCTTGAAGAAATACAACAAAATAAAAAAAAACTAGTTGAAATATATAAAGGTATTATCTCAAAAGATTATCTCTCTAATGAAGAATTTAAACCTAAAAAAGATAGAGGTAAAAATCTTTTGAGTTCTAAAATGTGTAATATTTTTATGTATTTTGAAAATAGAATATTACAAAATGTATTAAATGCATATCCTAATGC